CGGCGTCAGGTCATGCGTCGCCGGCGGGTCTTTCGGAAGCGGCCCCGATCGGACCGTTTCCGCAAGACCCAAACGAGGAACCCATGAAGCTCTTTCGAAGTGCCTTCGCATTCGCACTGTCGCTGGCGGTGATAGTGGTCTTTGCACCGCTCATGGCTCTCGCCGCGGCCGGGCCGACCGCAGATCTGAATGGCCTGGTCGCGTCGCAAGCGCCGCCTCACGTGGACTTCGTCGCGGCGGACATGCTGCGACAGGCGCTCACCGGCGGCCTCGTGCTCTTCGCGATCGCTGCCCTGCTGCTCCTGACGCTCGCAATCCCGTGGCGCCGACGATCGCCGCAGCGCATCCGATCCGCCCTTGTATTCCCATTCGAACGATCTCCGCGTCCTCCCATCTGACGCACCCGCGACGATCCGCCGGCCTCGGCTGGCGGGTCTCCGGGAAGGAGCCGAACCGCGGCTCTTTCTCCGAGACCCGAAACGGAGACGACAATGCCCAAGAAGACCACCGAAGCTGATGGCCTGAATTCCCTGTTCATCGGCAAAGAGGATTTCCGGAAGCGCTATCCCGCCATCACGGCTGCCGGCGAAGCCTGGGAAGACGGCGACAACAAGAACCAGCCGAACGTGGTGCGGATTACGGCCAAGAAGGACGGCTTCCGCCGCGGCGGCATGGCGCACGCCGGCACCGTCGACCACCCGGTGAGCACGTTCACGTCACCCGATCAGCTGGAGCAGATCCTGTCGGAGCCGAACCTCCGGGTGGAACTGCTTTACGTCGAGCCCGTGGCACAGCCGGAGCCGGAGCAGAAACCGGCGGAATAGCAGTTCAGCGGGATAGAGGAGCGGTTCCCTCGCTAGGCTCATAACCTGGAGACGCCGGTTCAAATCCGGCTCCCGCAACCAGAATACCAGGGGAAGCCGCTGCGCCCCGTTCATGACAGGAGGCCCGTTCGCGAGACTGGGGCCTACCAGCGGACAGCCGGGCGGGAGACCGGCAACGAGATAACCCGAGGGGCGGCCCTGGTACGGCTCGCGAGGCTCCCAGCACCCTTTGGGGACCGCCACGTCGGTGGCGTGTAGGGGTTCAGCCCGGCCGCCCGAACACGTTGAAGGACGCTGCATGACCATTTTCTTCCTTCTCCTGGCTGCGATCGCGTTCATAGGCTTTGGCATCCAGGCCGCGCGGAAGAACGGTCACGGCATGGTCTATTCCGCCATCATCTGCCTCTTCTGGATCGTCGCGGCTCTCTACTGGTCGGGGAGGATCGCATGACCGATCTCTCCAGCGACAACGGCGAACTCCCGAACCCGATCGGCTTGAGGCCGGTCCCGGGTACCGCGTATGACCGGCTCCTGGCGCGTTGCGAGGCCCTCGACTTCGACGACATCACGCCGGCGCAATATGGCGCGTTCGTCGATCAGCTCCCTGCCGATGAGTTCATGGCCTTGCTCGCCATGCACGACGAATACCGAAACGGCTCCGGCGATGCGGACCCGATCGAGAGCGGTTGGCTGATCGAGCGCGGAGACAGCCCCGCCGATGCACCTCTCTACTACGCGCCGTACGTCCACGGCTCGCAATGGACGGAAGACAGCGAGGACGCGCTTCGTTTCGCCCGTCATGTCGATGCTCATCGTCTGGCTACCGTTCTCGCGTTCGAATGCCGCGTCGCACAGCATTGCTGGGGCTGATCGGGATGCCGGACCTCCACGCCTTCGCCCTTCAGATTGCCGCCGCCGCTATCGGCAGCACGATATCCGTCGCCGCGATCGCAGGCATTCTCTGGTGGTGGATCGCATGACGTACGCGTCCCAGCAGGATCTGATTGATCGTTTCGGTGCGCAAGAGCTGATCCAGCTCACCGACCGCACCAACATGCCGCCTAGCGCGATCGACGACACCGTCGTGACGCGGGCGCTGACTGACGCGGATGCGCTGATCGACGGCTATGTCGGCAAGGTCTACGATCTGCCGCTCCCGAACCCATTGCCGGTCCTCACGAAGACGGCCGCCGATATCGCCCGGTATTTCCTGCATGGGAAGGCGGCCGACAAGGACAGCCCCGTGACCGCCGCATACAACCAGGCGCTCTCCTGGCTGAAGGATGTCTCCAAGGGCCTGGTCGCGCTTGACGACGGCGGCGAAGAGCCTGCCCAGGCTGGAGACGGCGCGGTCCGGATGAGGGGGCCGGACCGCGTCTTTACTCGCGATACGCTGCGGGGGCTCTGATGTCCGGCATCCGCCTCATCGTCGATGAAAAGCCGCTCCTGCAGACGCTCGGGCAGCTGCAGCGCGCGGCCGAGGATCCGCAGCGCGCCTATGACGCGATCGGCGCCTATCTCGTCACCGCGACCCAGCGCCGTTTCGAGCGCGAGACCGGTCCGGACGGCTCGAAATGGAAGCGCCTTTCACCACGTACCGCGAACCGGAAGATCGGGCGCTCGCGCCGCGGCTATGACCATATCCTGCGCGTGAAGGCGCGGCTCTACCAGTCGATCGTCTACGAAGCCGCCGACAACCAGGTCGCGGTCGGGACGAACCTCGTCTACGCGGCGATCCAGCAGCTCGGCGGCACCGTGACTATTCCGGCGCGCGACCAGGACATCAATCTTTCGGTCGGCAAGGGCCGCCGGCGCTTCGTCCGCGGCTCTGCCAAACGGAAGGAAACGCGCCGCGTCCATATCGGCGCGCACACCATCACCATCCCGCCGCGGCCCTATCTCGGCATCGATCATGATGACGAGGTCGAGATCCAGGCGATCGTCGAGGACTTCTTTCGCGAGGAGGCCGACGCGCAATGACCATCGTCTCCGAAATCATCGACCGCCTGCAGCCTGCCGAGGATCCGCATTTCAAGATCGTCCAGGGCGCGGCCGAGTTCGGCGCGATCGGCGGCGTGCCGACCGCCGCACCGGCTGCCTACGTGTTCACGTTGCGCGACGAATCGGAACCGAACCGACGCGCGACCGGACCGGTGGCGCAGCGCCTGGAGAGCGTCGTCGGCGTTGTCATCATCACCGGCAATGTCTCCGACGCGGTCGGCGGGGCCGCGGCGTCAGACATCGAAAGCCTGAAGACATGGGTTCGCGGCCGGCTGATCGGCTTCGTGCCAACGTCGGCGCAGGCTGGGCTCGAACACGTCTCCGGCGAAATCCTGAAGACCAAGAACGGCTACGTCTGGTGGGAAGAGGCTTTCGCCGCCATCAGCTACCTTGAGGAGCAGTCATGAAGAAGCCCTACCAGCCGCGTCCGGCCGGCCGGCACATCGTCGATCCGAAGACCGGTAAGCTGACCCGCAGCGGCGATTACACCCTTCCGGCGGGATCGCCGGCGGCCGGACCAGTTGCCGCGGATCAGAGTGCCGCGGCGAACGCCCGGCCAACCCAACCCGCTCCCGAAAAGCCGGCCCCGGCTGACAAGAAAGGCGACTGACCATGGCCCGCAGGTTCTATAATAAGCTCGGCGTTCTGACGAAGATCGAAACGACCGAAGGTACGGACGCGGCGCCGACCGGTGCGGCGAACGCGATCCAGATGTCGAACGCTTCGATCACGCCGCTGGCGGGCGACCAGGCTTCCCGGAATCTTCTGCTCCCTTATCTTGGCCAGCAGGGGATCGTGCTGACAGGCACCTACGCCCAGATAAAGGGGGACGTGGAAATCGCCGGCGCCGGCGGCGCCGGAGACGTGCCGGGTTACGGCGTGCTGCTGCGGGCTTGCGGCATGGCCGAGACGGTCACCGCGGATACGGACGTCCAGTACGCGCCAATCTCGGCGGATTTCGAATCGGCGAGCATCTATTACAATGCCGACGGCGTGAACCACATCCTGCTCGGCGCCCGAGGCACGTGGACGCTCGATCTGACCCCGAAACAGATCCCGCATTTCACCTTCACCCTGTCCGGCCTCCTCGGGACGATCGCCGACACGGCTCTGCCGACCGTCGATCTCACCGCGTTCCAGACGCCGGTGCCGGTCTCGAAGGCGAACACAACGCTCTCGCTTCACGGCTGGGCTGCCGTGGCGGAGAGCCTATCGCTCGACCTGGGCAATCAGGTCTCGCCTCGCTTCCTCATCGGCGACGAAAGCGTCCCGATCTCCAACCGCAGCGCGTCGGGGACGGCGGTGGTGGAAGCCCGCACGATCGCGACCATCGACTGGTTCGGAAAAGCTAAATCGGGGACGCGCGGGGCTCTTGCCGCGCAGCACGGCACGGTGGCCGGAAACATCGTCAAGATCGATGCGCCCGCCGTCCAGATCGGGCGTCCGACGCAGGGGCAGACGGACGGCGTCCTCAATTATTCGCTGCCGTTGCTCGTCTGCCCCGACGAGGGCGACGACGAACTGGTGATCACGGTCAAGTAGCTCCTCCTCGAGGAGCGCTCGAACCTCTCTCAAACCACGCTTGAAAGGCACCGCCAGCCATGAAATTCCAGCTCACCGACACGTATCTCTATTGGTGGCCCGTCACCGTTGAATGCCCGGATCCCGAGAATCCGGGCAAGTCGGAAAAGCAGAGCTTCACGATGCAGTTCCTGGCGATAAGCCAGGATGAGGCTGACGCCATGCAGGAACAATTCGCTGCATTGTCCCCCACGGAGCAGAGATCTCATCGCAACGACCAGATCCTTCGCGCATGCAAAGACTGGCGCGACGTTGTCGATGCGGCCGGAAATGCCATTCCGTTCAGCGAAGACGCCCTCCGGAGGATGCTCCAGTACTCATGGAGCCGGATCGGCATTTTCGACGCCTATGCGGCATCGCTCGCGCCAGGAGCCGCCCGACAGGGAAACTGAGGGAGGCCGCACGGGCTTGGGCCTTCTCCTGTGCCGGCCGTGGAGATCCGACGAAGCCGGCGGGGCTCGACGAAGAGACTGCACGGCAATTCAGGGCAATGAAGGTCAAGGTGGATGCCGCACTCGTCCAGGAGGAGCCGGCATTCGAAGTCTGGAGATCAAACCGGCGATCGGTGATGGCGTTTCTGGCCTGCGAGACACAGTGGCGATTTGCGGTCGGGTTCGGAGCCGCGATGCGGCTCGGCATCGACTACGGATCCGCGCGGCCCTTTTTTGAACGCCGCAACGGCCGTGTCGATCGTCAGATGCTTGACGACCTCCAGATCATGGAGCGGGCTGCACTTGAGGCGTTCGCGGAGGTGGAGAAGTGAGCCTCAATCTCTCGCTCGTCCTCGCCGGCGACAATAGCGGTGCCAAGGCTGCGATCGGCGACACCAGGACAGAGGTCCGAGGTTTAGGCGACGACGCGAGGAACGCGGCTACCGTACTCGATCAGGAGGCGGCATCGACCAGCAGGGCGACGGAGGCAGCCATCCGCGTCACCAATGCCATCAATGGCCAGACAGCAGCCGAGAACAACCTGCGGGCGGCGCTCGAACGTCGTCTGGGCATCTCGGCAAATACCAATGGGGTCGGCGACCCCTTCGCGCAGAATGCTCAACGGGCGGCGGATGTAGAAGCTTACGGGCGTAGTCTCGACGCCGTGCGCGCGCGCTTCGTACCTCTCGTGGCCGCCGAGCAGCAGCATCTGCAAGCCTTGCAGCAAATCAATAACGCGGCGCGACTGGGAGCGATCAGCGAGGACGAGCGCGCGGCGGCTATCGCCAATGCGACACGGGCCTACGAAAGGCAGATCGCCCTCATTCGGAACGGTCCTTCCACGAGAAGTGGCAACGGTGTCCAGTCCTTCGCAGGTTTCAACGCGGGACAGCAGCTGCAGGACATCGTCATGATGTCCCTGCTTGGGCAGAACCCTGGAGCACTTGCACTGCAACAGGGTCCTCAGCTGGCGAGCGCGATCGAAATGGGGGGCGGCCTCGGCGCGCTGAAATCGGGTCTGATGACCCTGCTGAGCCCTACGATGGCGATCACGGTTGCGCTGACCGCCGCTACCGCAGCCGCCATCCAGTTCGGCTCCTCGATCGTAAGTCGCGGCAAGAGCATCGATGATGTCCTGAAGGGCCATAAGTCTCTCATCGACGAGATCACGAAGTCCTTTCCACAGGCAGCGGCTGCGGCGAAACAGTATGAGGATCAGGCGAAGCTCCTGCCTCAGTCCGTCGTCGGGGCTGACGCCACACAACAGATGAAGGACGAGACGGACGCCTACCAGAAGGCAATGCGCGACTTCCGCGTCCAGTTCAACCTTCTCATCCAGGGGGATACCGGACAGGGCGATTTTGCCAAAGTCGGGAAGACGGGCGTCGCAGCGTTCGCCGAGATTTCCAAAGGTATCAAGACAGGCCAGATCGACGCAATCGAATTGCAGCGGCGGCTCGGTGAACTGCGAGTTGACCCGAGCCTGTCGAAGGACACACGAGAGTTCTACGGCCAGCTTCAGGAGGCGATCAACAGAGCGGCGGAGCTAGAACGCCACATGCAGGGATCGGCGGC